CTGCGTGAGTGGGTCAGTCGCCTTGACGAAACAGACTTCGGCGGCTTCGACCGCGCCCGGGAACTACAGCGTTCTCGAAACGCTATGAGCGAGAACAACCGGCTTCGCGCCGATATCCGCGCTCTTGTAGACCGGCTTGGGACTAAGCAGGCTTTCTTCGATACCGTCGAGCGTATGGTGGCCGAACTTCCCGAACGGCCCCCGTGGGACTTCAAGAAGTTCATCGGCGCTCAAGTCGGTACTCCGATGACTGTAGAGCTTCTGTTCTCTGATTTACAGATCGGAAAGCTTTGCCCCGGGTACAACACCCTGATTGCCCGTAAGCGTATGTTTGAATACGGACGTGCTGCCCTGTTTCAGATCGAGCAGAAGATGGCCGTTGGCTACCGGGTTGAGCGCATTGTTCTCGGTATCATCGGGGACATTATTGAGAGCGACAAGAAGCACAAGAATTCTGCCCGGGCTACGGACACGGGAACCGCAGAACAGATTTGGGACGCTGCTTCTGGCTTGTTTGAGTTTGTGGTTGAGCCTCTTGCACGTCTCGGAATTCAACTGGACGTCATCGCTGTAACCGGCAATCACGATTGGGACGATCATGGTCTCAATATGTTTGAGCCCGGTAAGCAGCAACTGTCGTACCCGCTCTACAAGTTCTTGGAGCTTGTGACAAAGCGGGCTGGGTACTACAACGTGACCTTCGACATTCCGAATGGTAGCTACACTACTGTCGAAATCTACGGGCAGACTATCCTGTACGAGCACGGTGTTGGCGTTGCTGCTAACGAGACTGCTATGAAGGCGCACAAGATTAAGCGCGCCGAACAAGAGAAGACGCATATCACGTATTTCAGAATGGGTGATAAGCATAACGTCTGCTCTTTCAACAGCGGCACCTTCGTGGTCAACGGGGCTTTCTTCGGCGCAACTAAGGGCGGTGTCGAGTACAGCGGAATTGCTGGCTACGATAGCGTACCTGCGCAATGGATGGGCTTCCATGTCAAGCGGGAAGATGATCGGCTCTCGCTGTATGACACCTTCACGATCCAACTTGGACACATCGGAGAATAGAATGGGCGGAAGTATCACGTCTGGAGCAGCTAAGGCGGTTGGCTCGTCGATCCGGTATTGTAGTACTTGTCGGCATAGGGCTTCCGTCAAGGTGTGTGGAGGGTGCACGGCGACCACAGCGCCTTGGGGAATTCCTTCCTACAGCAAGTGGGAACCGGAGCTTCCTCCCGGGGAAGATCGTCGTAACCTAGACACTCCACGACCAAAAACCGCAGGCCCGACGCGCGGGCTTAGGTACAACAAAGGGAAGAGGCGTTACGACTTGCTCCCTCCGGACTCTCTGGCCGTGCTTGCGGATGTTCTCACGGTTGGTGCCGAGAAGTACGCAGAACGTAATTGGGAAGCCGGTATGCCTTACAAGGATGCTCTAGGCTCTCTTGAGCGTCACCTTCAAGCTTGGAAGGCTGGTGAAGACAACGACCCGGAAAGCGGTCTGTCGCATCTAGCGCACGTCATGTGTAACGCTATGTTCCTTCTGACTTGGCAACTCCGCAATCTCGGTGAAGACGACCGGGTTAAGGTGAGGATGCCAGATGCTCCTTCTCGCGGCAGCTAGCTTCGTTCAGGTGTTCATGCTAGGCTTTCAAAGCCGATGTGTGAACGCCGGGAACTACCTATACGCCTTCGGCTGCTCCACAGCTATAGGCTTCTCACAAGTGCTTGTTTGGAAGCACGTAATGGAAGACACTCAATCCCTGCTCGCTACTGCGGTTTACGCGCTTAGCGGGGCCTGCGCAATTTGCTGTGCGATATACGTACACAAGCGCGTTCACAAGGAAAAGAAGCATGACTGACACACCGGCCCATATCCCGGCTAAAGCCACTAAGCCTCCTGTAGAAACTCCCCCGTCCGCTGAGGCGGGGCAAATTGTGATCCAGACCCGCCAGCACATTCATTGGCAACTCGGGTATGACGAAGCGTTGATCGAGGGTATCAAGGATGTGTTCCCTGATGCCAGCGATGACTTCCAAGCCAGCTTGTTCGCCCTTATCTGCGAACAGTCGGACTTTGACGCTAAGTCCGTGCAGAAGGCTATCGACGCCGCCAATGGCTGAGTACATCATCCAGAAAGCAGTCGAGATTAATAAGGTAGTTAAGTCTCGTCGCCTTCGCCTTGAAGACATGGCGGTTATGTACGAGGCTCAGCCTAAGTACGACGGATGCTGTGCTGTGATCCGTGTGGACTCCGGAGAGGCATTCTCTCGTACCGGAGAGCCCAACAAAGCTCTAGGTGGGATCATACGCGAGTTGCGTACTTTCCCTCAGCTTGCCGGCACGGTGGTTATCGGAGAGGCTTGGCACCCCGACCTGCCCTTTAACGAGATCAGCGGGGCGTTCCGGAGGTTCACTGAGAGCAACAGCCTTATCCTCGTCATCCATGACGTGATCCCGGAGGCAGAGTTCCACAGGGGCTTCGACGCCACCCCCTACAGGGTCCGTATGGGCCTCACACGCGGCGTTCGTTCTCCCCGGGTACATGTGACTGCCCGGATCAATCCGGGCGACTACGGGGACCCTCAGACCGCCTGCAATGAGCTCCTCCTACGAGGGGGTTTTGACGGCCTGATCCTCCGGGACCCTGAGGGGACTTGGACGCGCGGGAGCGGGACCACCGGAGAGATCATCAAGATCAAGCGGAAGCTGTCCTTCGACCTGCGGGTTGTAGGGACTTGGCCCGGAGAGGGCAAGCATGAAGGCCGGATAGGCTCTCTCATTGTGGACTTCCGTGGGAAGACCCTCAGGGTTGGAACCGGCCTGTCAGACGCTGATAGGGAACTTGACGACTGGATCGGACAGATCGTCGAAGTTGAGGCTATGGACTACAGTTCAGACGGCCTGCTTAGAGAGCCTAGGTTGAAGGGCCGCAGGTACGACAAACTCGAACCAGACACGTAAGGAGCAACGTGCTTACACAAGTAGAACTAGAACAGCAGATGTACGCTTTTGGTCGCTCTCGCGCTGAGAGGATGATGACCAGAAATGAGGAAGGCGGTAGGGCGAACAACAACCCTTACGCCCAAGCCATCTACAGGCGTTTCGTTCTGCCGTTGTCAGAGCTTGTCCGTGAGGATATCGCTGTCAAAAAGGCGGGTCGCCGTAAGGCACACGCAGTTCTGCTTGAAGCCCTTGACCCGGAGGCGGTCGCGTATCTCGCTGTCAGGAACACTCTGAACCTGATGATGAATGATCGTGACCCGCCTGCGGCTCGCAAGGTCGCAACAGCGGTTGGGAAGGCGTGCTATCACGAACTTCTCCTAGGACTATTCGAGCAGGCGGACCCCGCTCTTTTCCATACGCTTGTCAATGACCTTGGCAGGCGGATGTCTAAGTCAGAGCGGCACCGCATGACCGTCTTTAAGATGCAGGCTAAAGAGAACGGAGTACCATTCCCTGAATGGGGGCCGGGTGGCGTCGATCAAGTCGGCGGTTATCTGCTGGACCAGCTAGAGCAGCTAGGCATGGTAGAGACTAGGCAGGATGCTGTGCCGGGGCGAAATGGCCGGGCTGACCAAGTTAGGCAGACCATCCATATCAGACTGACTGAGGAACTAACGGACCTTATCGGCCAGATCAAGGGACATATTGTAGAAACTACGCCTTACTACCTTCCGTGTGTAGAGCCGCCTAAAGACTGGGTATCGATCAGCGACGGAGGCTTTCACACAAAAGCCATGCGCCGTATGCAACCGTTCGCTGTCCGTAGCTACGGCGAGAGGGATAGTTTCTATGAAGCGGACATGACTAAGCCGCTTGGAGCAATCAACGCGCTACAGCGGGTAGCTTGGAAGATTAACGGCCCGATGCTGGACGCTATCAGGCAAGTAGCCAAGCACTTCGACATGGAAGAAATCCTGTCTCAAGCCGAGTTCCCCGCGCCTGATAAGCCGTCTTGGCTTCTTGGTGACATGACGCGCGACGACATGTCGCCGGGACAGTTAGAAGAGTTTATCCACTGGAAGAAGGCTAAGGCTGAGTGGTTCACTCAGATGAAGCTTAGAGGCACAAAGTACGGAAGGTTCTACACAGCTACCACAGTGGCAGATAAGTTCAGGGATTTCCCTGCTATTTACTTCGTGTACTTCGCGGACTTCCGGGGACGCCTCTACGCACAGACTACGGGAGTGTCTCCCCAAGGGTCTGATATGCAGAAGGCTCTCCTGCACTTCTCCGTTGGTAAGCCCTTAGACACTGTTGAGGCTGAACGGTGGTTCTGCATTCACGGCGCAAACAAGTGGGGATACGACAAGGTTAGCCTTGATGACCGGGTGACGTGGGTGCATGACCGCCGGGACCTGCTTGTGCAGTTCGGCACAGACCCGATAACCTATCAGGGTTGGACAGAAGCGGATTGCCCTTTGCAGTTTCTCGCTTGGTGTATGGAGTACGCGGAGTGGGTGACTAATCCGCATACCTTCGAGAGCAGAATTCCTATTGGTATGGACGGCTCTTGCAATGGTCTGCAAAATTTCTCAGCCATGCTTCGGGACGAGGTTGGGGGCAAGGCGACAAACCTTGTTCCAGCTAGCAAGCCGAACGACATCTACCAGATGGTTGCCGATGTTACATCTCTAAGGCTAAGGCAGGCAGCACCTGATGAGGCCGGCTTCCGTGACAGGTGGCTAGCTCACGGCATTAACCGGAAGCTGGTGAAGCGTTCCGTAATGACCTTGCCCTACGGTTCAACTCGGTTCTCCTGCGCGGACTTTATCGTAGGGGACTATCTCAAGATGGGGTCCGCCCCGCAGTTTGAGAAAGAGGAGTACAGCCGCGCGGCACAGTACCTTTCGCACTTTGTGTGGGATAGCATCGGGGACGTGGTGGTTAAGGCCAGAGCGGCTATGACTTGGCTACAAGCGTCTGCCCGCACTATAATCAGGAATGGGACTGAGGTTATACGCTGGACGGTACCTTCGGGCTTTCCCGTAAGCCAAGCGTACAGCGAGCAGGCAAGCCACCGCATTAGGACCAACCTGTGCGGTAACGCCTTCCTTCGGATTAATGTGGATACGGACACGCCAGACGCCAACCGTCACAAGAACGGTGTGGCTCCTAACTTCATCCACTCTTACGACGCCAGTCATCTAACTCTAGTGACTGTAGCGGCTGCTGCTGAGGGAATGTCCCTCGCTATGATCCATGACGACTACGGAACCCATGCCGCAGATGCAGCTAGGCTCTATCAGTTGATACGAGAAATCTTCGTGGATATGTACGAGAGCTTCGATCCCCTTAGCGATTTTGCTGCGCTCTACGATCTGCCTACTCCGCCGGAGCGGGGTGATCTAGACCTAAGGTCGGTTATGGACAGTCCCTACTTCTTCTCATAGGAGTAGGGGCTTCCTGCATTTTGATACCATCGGGCACAGGAGCATCTATTGCCAGAAGATACCCAAACTAGATTGGTAAGACTAACTCCAGAAGTATATAAACTTCTAGAACAACAATCAGAAGCTCTATGTAAACCAGTTCCATCTACAGAATTAGAAGCAGGCTTCGCTCTAGGAGTACAGCACGTCCTGAGGCTAGTCCGAAGAGGATTAGTAGTTGATCCGTAAAATAACAAGACAAGACTACTATCTAATTAAGGTAGTGATGACAAAGCATCTACGAAAGATGCGGTCTTGGCCAGATCATAAAGCTTGGTTCAAATTCATAGATATTGATACGTGTCTAGAAAGCATCTACGAAAGCGATAACGCTTACATCGTTGATGATGCATTCTTGGTCGTATATGAATTAGTCACCCCTTGGTATGCCAAAGAGGATGTAGTGCTTCTTAACGAAGTTATAATCCTTAGGCTGGTACCCGGCGGTGACTTCAAGAACGTCGCTTCGTTTTTAGAACGCAAGCGCGAGGAGGCGGGCGCGAAGCTCGTGTGCGTCGGAACGGCGCTGACGCGGACTGATGCCGCGCTCGCCTCTGTTTATCACAAGTTGGGTTTTAAGACAGAGACTATCATCCTAGTTCAAGACCCAGCACTAACCTAACACAGGAAGACCAATAATGGGAAACCTTTTTGGTGGGAAGAAGGCGGCCAAGCAACAAGCCGCAGCTACTAAGGCAGCGGCGGATCAAACTGCTGCCGCTACAGCGGCTGCTGCCGAAGAAACTCGTAAGGCTGCCGAACTTACCGCTGCTGCTACTAGGGAAGCTGCTGCCCAAGCTGCTGCCGCTGCTGAAAGGCAGGCCGCACAGATTGCAGAGAATGCGCGTATCGCTCAAGAGTCCGCAAGGCGTCAGGAAGCGCAGTACGCAGAGAACATGCGGCTTACGCAAGAGGCGGCTGCAAACCAGAATGCTCTGATTGCGGAGAATGGTCGGCGTGCTGACGAGGCTAGTGCTAAGCAGTTCGCTTACATGGAGCAACAAAGCCTCGCTGCAAAAGAGAGTGCTAATAAGCAAGCCCAAGATCAACGAGATGCTGCCCAAGCTAGTCAACAAGCGCGTGAAATGGAGATTGGCCGGCAAGCCGCTCTAGCTAAGGCGCAAGAGATGACAGAGCAGAAGAAGCAGGATAGCGTTGAAGTTACCCTTGCTTCGGACACTAAGGATCAAGCTGAGATCGACCCGGAGACAGGCAGGCGCAGGCCCGTCCGTGCTTCGTTTATGTCGAACAGTAAGGCTACATCGGGAATTACCCTCTAAGGAGTACAAATGGCCTATGCAGGAGATGCCTCAGGCCGCTGGCTCCAAATGGAGGGTAAGCGGTGTGGGTTCATAAACCGCTGTGAGAAGTACGCGGCTTTCACTATTCCGAAGCTGCTGCCACACGAGAGCTACGACCAGAACCATCACGAGTTGTCTCACGACTTTCAAGCGGTAGGCGCACAGGCGGTAAACCATCTTGCTAACAAGATCATGCTGGCGCTGTTTGCTCCTAGTAGGCCGTTCTTCCGTCTAGACGCTGACGCTGAACTAGAGGCCACATTGACGGCCCTAGGAGTAGGCAAGTCAGAGATGGTTGAAATGCTGGCTATGGGCGAGAAGAAGGCCATTGCAGAACTTGATCGGATGTCAATTCGACCCAAGCTGTATGAGGCGGTAAAGCACCTGATCGTCACGGGTAACGCTCTTCTGATCCTTGAGCCCGAAGGGGCACGGGTAGTCGGCCTTAGGAACTACTGCGTCCGCCGTTCTATGAGCGGCGCTATCTTGGAAATTCTTCAAGCCGACAAGGTTATGTTCGACGAACTAGACCCGGAAGTACAAGCGGTCTGCTCTAAGTGGGTTGGCGGTGTGTACAAGAACAACGAGGATCGTGAAGTCTGTCTCTATCGTTGGATCAAGCGAGACGCCAATGGCGACTATCGAATGACCCAATGGGTAGACCAGCACCAACTGCCTGCTGAATTCAACGGCAGGTGGCCTGAGGATCAACTTCCGTTTCGCGTTCTCACATGGGACTTGTCCGATGACGCCGACTACGGCACAGGGCTAGTCGAGGATTACCAAGGCGACTTTGCCGGTCTGTCCATGCTCTCAAAAGCACAGGTTATGGGAGCCATCCTCTCTTCGGAATTCCGTTGGCTCGTAAATCCCGGTGGGATGACAAGGCCGGAAGATTTCCGGGACAGTGAGAATGGTGCGGCTATCCCCGGGCAAGACGGTGACGTTACGATTATCCAGTCCAACAAAAGTGGCGACCTTCAAATCGTCATGTCCGTTGGGCAGGAGTACATCACTCGTATTGGTAGGGGGTTCCTGCTAGGGTCCGCTGTGACCCGAGACGCAGAGCGTGTTACTGCCGAAGAAATCCGTATGCAGGCTACAGAGTTGGAAACTTCTCTCGGCGGCGCGTATTCTCGGCTGGCGGTAGACTTCCAAATACCTATGGCCTACTGGCTAATGGATAAGGTCGGTTTTAAGCTTGGCGAAAGTCGGGTCCGACCCTCAATCGTAACGGGCCTAGATGCCCTATCTAGAACCGGCGACCTAGAAGACCTTAAACTCTGGTTGGCTGACATGGCCGGGCTGCAATCAATGCCGCCTGAACTTCTTGGTGTTCTCAATCTTGACGCTGTTGCTAAGGCTTTCGCCGCCGCACGTCGGATTAACACCGGGGAATTCATGAAGACACCGGAGCAGATCGAAGCCGAACGTCGCGCTGCAATCGAGCAGCAGACAATGGCGCTTGCCCAAGAACAGGGCGTACAGATCGCGGGTGAGGTTGCTAAGACACAAGCACAAGGAGTTCCAGCTTGACGGACGCCGTTTCCGAAAGCGCACTACAAACCGCAAGTGAGCAGCTTCAAGACGCTGCCGTTAATCCCACGCAGGACAATCCCGGACAACTGATCGTTGAGCCGAAGTCCAAAGTGGACGAAGCCGCCGCCGCTGCCAAGGCTGCTGCGGAAGGCGAACAGAAGTCGGGAGACACTCCCGTTTACGAGTTTGAACCTACCGGAGACCCGGGCCTTGATTTGGCTCTGGACTTCGTTGGTAAGCTCGGTATTGACGAAACCAACCCGGCGTTCGCTGCTGCCATTAACGGGGACTTCTCCCTGCTTGATGCGCTTCTGTCGAGTATGGGTGACAAGGCCAAGGGCTATGAGAAGTTCATCGCTCTGGCCGAGAAGGCGTATAAGGAAAGCCAAGCGGCTGACCTAGCCTCAAAGCAAGCCATTGCCACCGCTGTCCACAATGTTGTGGGTGGGGAGGCTCAGTGGACTGCTATTCAGGAGTGGGCTCGTACTCAGGCAACCCCTGAGGAAAAGCAGCAACTCAACGCTATGCTGACTGCTGGACCTGTACAGGCCCGGGCGGCGGCTCTGCTGATTGCTGCACAGTACGAGAAGGCTGGAGGCGTTGTCTCTAACCCCACGTCTGCCACTTCGCGCTACGGTGCAAGTGCTACCGGGAGCCCCGCTCCTCAAGCTCCGCTGACGCGCCGTGAGGCTGTTGCAAAGAGCAATGAACTCGCGCGCCGCATCGGCTCGCATAATCTTGAAAACTCGCCAGAGTACAAGGCCATTTGGTCTAGGGTCGGGCGATAAACATAAGGACGCTGAATGCCTCTTTTTGACGACGCCGGTAATATTCCGGTAGCCAACATCACTAACCCGGCCCGTACCGTTGGTGATGCCGCTGGCACTATGAACCAGATCATCGCTGAATACGGCGGTCATGTGGAACACACTATCGAGCGCCGCTCGGTTCTTCAAGGTTGGGTCCCTCTGCGGCCTGTTCGTGGTACTAACACTATCCAGAACTACGCCGTTGGTGAAGTGTCTCTCCAGAAGGTTATCCCCGGACAAGCTCCGGACGCCACCGTTGCGGAATTCTCCAAGGCGAATCTCGTTATCGACACCCTGATTAACGCGCGGAACACCATGGCTCTGCTGGAAACTTTCCAGACCAGCTACGATGCGCGTAAGGAAGTCGGTATCGAGCACGGTCGCCGGATCAGCAAGTTCTTCGACCAAGCCCTGTTTATTCAGGCGGCGAAGGCTTCCCAACTCGCGCACTCCAAGTTCAACAACGGTCAAGCGGGTAAGCCTGCCGGCCACTTCGGCGGTAACGTCGTCACTCTCGGTAACGCGGGTGATCGTCAGGACCCGGCGAAGCTCTATAAGGCTATCCGTGACCTCTGCGTTCTCTTTGAGAACAAGGACGTCATCCCGGCCCAAGACGACCTGATCCTCGCCGTTCGCCCCGAGCAGTTCTATGCTCTGGCTGACGCCGACCAGATCGTCAACGGAAACTTCCGGACTTCGGACGGTAACGACATGACCGGTGTGCCTATCTACAAGGCGCTCGGCGTTCCCGTTATCTCCAGCGTGAACATCCCGAACACCAACATCACCGCTCACGAACTTTCCACCACGGGTAACGGTAACGCCTACAACGGCGACTTCACCAAGCTTGTCGGTCTGATGTTCTCGACGCGGGCTCTGCTGGCGGGTGAAACCATCCCGCTGACTTCGGACGTGTTCTACGACAAGAACTACAAGATGTGGTTCGTTGACAGCCATCTGGCGTTTGGCGCTACCGCCAACCGTGCAGAGTACGCGGGCTCGATCTGGATTCCGTAATACTAGTATGCCCCTACCTACTTAATTGTGGGTAGGGGTTTCTTTCGTTATAAGGAGCCACAATGGCGTTTCTAACAGAGCTTGACGTTATCAACGACATGCTCGCTACCCTTGGCGAGAGCCCCCTCAACGCTATCGAAGACGATCATCCTATGGTCGCTGCTGGCGTTCGCTTCCTCAAGGTCGCCTCGTGGCGCGAGCAGGCTAAGGGCTGGTGGTTTAATAAGGAGGTAGTGACACTCTCTCCTGATGACGACGGGTACATTCTTACCCCCGCCGACGCTATCAGCGTTGACCCCCTCAAGCCAGAAAATCTTTTTGTACAGCGCGGCAGGCGCTTGTACAACACCGAGAATTCAAGCTACAAGTTCACTCAAGAAGTTAAGTGCGCTGTTACTAGGTCTATCCCATTCGAGGACCTTCCGCCTAGCGCTGCTTCTTACATCGCGCAATGCGCGGTGATGGAGTTCCAGATTAGCTACGATGCTGACGGTCAAAAGACCCGGCTTATCGAGAGGAATGTCCGAGAGGCCCTCGCTGCTCTCAACACGGAACATATCCGCAATCAACAAGTAAACCTCCTTTATCGCCCTTCCGTACAGTACGAGATGGCGAGGATGGGTTTCTTCAACCGCAACTATAGTCGAACCTAAAGGAGCAGATCATGGCGAAAGTCTCAGGCTCTTATGCCAGCGTCGTGCGAGGCGTTTCGGAGCAGGTGCCGCAGGACAGACGCCCGGGGCAGCACTTCGAGCAAGTCAACATGATCTCTGACCCTGTGCGCGGGCTGGCCCGTAGGCACGGGTCTATTCTACAAGACGAGAAAGTCGTAGCCAGTTACGTCGAAGCTACACATAACAAGTGGCTGGAAGATACGGCTAGGCACAAGGTGTTCACTTTCTTTGTGGGTGGGGTAGAGTACGACATCGTCTATAGGTCTAAGCCAGACACGGGTTCATTGGGACAGGATGCATTTGCTTGGGCCTTCAATAAGGACACTAGGAAGATCGTACCAGTTGTCCTAGGATCGGACCCGCTTGTGGCTAGCCTAGTTTCTGGCGGTGTCTCCGCTATTGTCAACGTGGGCAAGTACCTGTTTCTAGCGGGCAACACTGTAGTGCCATCATACGCTGCGGTTGACAAGTGGGCGGAAGTTTCCAACACTAGGAAAATGGTCGTCTGGTTTCGTGGCGGGGCGTACTCTAGGAACTTCACAGTAACCCTGACGCACACGAACGGTACTAAGATAAGCAAGAGCTACAAGACGGTTTCGTCTTCGTATCAAACTCTGCTGTCTACCTCCGACATCCTGTCGACTGACCCTGAATACCAGAAGAAGGTAAACGACCGGGTAAATGCGTACAATGCCGAAGTCAACAAGTGGATCGGTACAGCCGCCGCAGACATCACTCCTGAGAACATCGCTGAAAAGCTGAGAGCTTTATTCGCTGCGGAAGGAGTTGCTTGCTCTGTAGTAGCAGGCACCTTGTGTTTCGATGATCTTAACTACAAGGAAGTGTCCGTTGATGACGGCGGGGATGGATCGCTGGCGAGAGCCGTTGGCGGGCAAGTGGCCAACATTGATCTTGTTTCTGGCGTGCACTACCCGGGAAAGATTGTTAGAGTTAGGCCGAAGAAGAACAACGGCAAAGACGCCTTGTATCTTATGGCGGTAGCTAAGGACAATTCTTCTAATTGGACGGAAGTAACTTGGAAGGAAGTCGCCGGGTACGAGATGACGCCTCAGGCTGTGTTCGGTATCGGAACAGTCAAGAACGAGACCTTGTATATCGGCGGTACGTCAGCCTCGCTGACATCGCTTACGGGCGACCCTACTCCGCAGTTCAAGGTGAACGAAGTTGGCGATGACATCACTTCGCCGCTTCCGTACTTCATGGGTAAAAAAATAGATTACCTAGGCTTGTTCCAAGACCGGCTAGTTGTCGGATCAGGCGCTGTGCTGTTCTTCTCTAGACCCGGAGACTACTTCAACTGGTTTAAGTCCTCAGTACTGTCAGTGGCAGATGATGACCCGGTTGAACTGTACGCCCTTGGCTCTGAGGATGACACCATTAAGACGTCAACGACGTATGACCGTAACCTTTTGTTGTTTGGCCGGCGCAAGCAGTACACAGTGAACGGTAGGTCTCCGTTGTCTCCTAAGTCCGCCTCTATCGTCGTTATCTCCTCTCACGAGGACGCGGTAGACGCAGACCCGATCAACTCAGGAAACTTCGTCTTCTACTCCAAGACACGTTCTGGAGTTACCTCCGTCCATCAAATCCAAATGGGTTCTCTAGCTGACAGTCCAGAGAGCTTCAACATCAGCCAGCAACTCGACCTGTACATTCAGGGTGAGCCTGTTGAACTGGTGGCTGTGACCGCGCCTAATGCTATCCTACTCAGAACTACCGCTGCTAGAAACAACCTGTACACTTACGCTTATCTAGACACCGCGACTGGTGCAGAGCGTCTGTTTGACAGTTGGTCTAAGTGGGAGTGGGATATACGCTTGGGCAGCATAGTCGGATTATCCAGACACGACGGGGACGTTCTGGTCTATCTTCTCAGAACAGGAAAAGATAAGGACGGAAACGAAAAAGTTTGGTTCGCTTGTGACAGGTTCGTTCTGGATACTACTCTCAGTAGTTACCCGTACGCTGACAGCCTCAGGCCAACGTCAACAGTTCTGTCTCCTAGCCCTGATAGCTTCATGAACCCGTCGTCACAACTAGGCGACGTTATGTATTTTGTCCACGGTAAGGACCAAGGAAACAAGGCTTTCTTAGGAACCGACCTGGATCACATAACCGAGTTCATTGAGCAGTACCCTATGTCGCCAGTGCAAACATGGACCGGGGTTCGCTATAACGCTTTCGTTACTCCTACCAACCCGTATATGCGGGACAACAACGGAAACGCTATTGTTATCGGAAGGCTGACGCTTAGTCGCTTGTCGATTTCTATAGCGGAGAGTGGCGGCGTTAAAGTCGAGGTACACACACCTGCTGGGACTAACACAGCAGTTGACTTCTCGGGACGTATTCTCGGTAGGGCGTCTAACAAGGTTGGACAGGCTCCTATTGTGACTACCGTTGTTCCTGCTACGATAGGAAAGGAAGTCAGAGAATGCACCTACACTGTCAGAGCTAGAAATTTCCAACCGCTAACAATAACTTCTATTGAGTGGACGGGACAGTACTTTAACAATTCGAGAAGGGTGTAACTCATGGGTAGTGCTTTCCGTATTCTCAATGCGGGCAACGAGCACATCGTCAAGCAGTCGCAGATTGACGCGGCGCGGGTTGTACAGAAAGCTAGGAACGCGGCTCAGTTGAGCCTTGTCGAGAGCAAGAAGATTGTGCAGGCTGCTAACAACGCGGCTTCACAATCTTTTGCCACTGCTAGAAGGCAAGTTCAGAGCGCGAATAACTCTGCGGAAGAAGTCCTGTACGGGTCTAATGTGCGCTTGCAGAACGCGAGTAACGCTTTATCCGCAACCGTCACTTCTTCTAGGCGTCAGATACAGGCTACCAGTAACTCGGTAGCCCGGGCGCAGATGAAGAGCAAGCTGGCCATTCAGGCTAAGTTTAACGACGAGGCTATACAAGTAGCCGAAGCTCGTAAGGTTCTACAGGCCGCTCGCAATGAGCGGGCGGCTGTGGAAACTGATGTTGCTAACTGGACGGTGTCTCTCCGAAACAAACAGCGCACTGACGCTATGGGTAAGCAGGTTAATGCTCTACAAGAGCAAATCAACGCTGCTCTGGATAGTGCGACATTGGGGAGGGCTTTCGACCGTATCGCTAACTCCGAAACTCTTGGGGCAACAATCGCTAACGCTGCTGCTGCCGGAGTTGGTGGCTCGTCTGTGGAAGCGTTCAACAGCGCTATGTCCCTGCGGCAAGCTATGCGAGAAGAGCGTGAAGATCGAGAGATTGCCTCTAGAGTACAGTTTGCTAGAAGGCAACAAGCAGACGCTATGGGCGAGGCTTACAATGGCTTTGGCGGCTTTGGTCGGGCGCAACTAGATCGAGAAGTTATAATCGCGGAGCAGGACAACACGGCTGTCTTCGACGAGCAGAACTTCGACGCAATCCTAGACAACCAGAACTACGATCCTCTTTATAGATCGCAGGATTATGGGGCTATCATTGCCGATCAGGACTTCGAGGTCTTTACTCCCGATCTGGACTTCACGCAGTACGTTGACCACAAGAAGATGTCTGGTTTGCAACAAGTTACCTCCTTCATCGGGGCTGGCGTTGCTACCTACTTCGGTGGCCCACAGGCGGGTGCGGCTGTTCTTGACGCCTCTATGGCTAT